TGGTTTTCTTTGTGTACTTACGTTTAGTTTTCATAAGACCTCGTAATCCGATTTGTTGCTGATGTAAAGATCACTCATCTCCACAATTTTAGTATGGGTTATACTGATCAGTTCGTTGTATTTTTCTTCGCCAATCCTAGCGTATGTTGCATAGTCGATTTTCAAACACGCGCCACGATGTTGCATTTCCTGTACTTCTGTTACTCCCGGCAAAGAGAAATACATCTCAGAAACAGTTTGAGCAATATCGAATGCAAAGCCTATTGTATTACCATCAATAACTTCATCATCCCATACGGTTACTTCAATAGATTCTGACACTATACTGATGTTCATGATATTGTTTCTCCTAGTTTTCAGAGATTATATAGATTGAAAATTAAGCTGTCAACTTTTTTGATGACAAAAAAAAGGAACCCGAAGGTTCCTTTTAGACTAACATCTATCTAATAGTTATTATTAGAATCCACCTAGAGATAGATTTGACACTGTGGCACGACCATAGTAGTCAGCAGAGTTTCCAAGATCGGTAGTATTATTATCGAACTTAGCAAGCGCATAACGACTCATTAGGCCCATACGAGGATCGTATGTTTCTGGGTCAGTTACAACACCAGACTGCATTAGTGGTACATATGGAGCATAGACAAAACCAGTATCTAGTTCTGAACTACCTTTGTATCCCATTAGGATAGTGTCTGAACCAGCGTAGATATCTACGAAGACTCTTACATTACCGTTGAATACACCAGCGAACAATGTGTTCTGAGGACTTAGATCACCAGAAGCAGTTGCAGGTACAAAGCTACCGTTGTTTGCGTGACGTAAAGCAACTAGGATGTTTTGTGAAATTACCATCCATGTAGCTCCACCACGTTTACATTTGATAGCGATCTGATTAGACAAATCACTCATACCAATTGTAAGTGCGGTAAACTTCTCTGAAGCATAACGACCATCAGCTAGTGAGAAGTCAAAAGACTTAACAGTACCGGCTAGAGCGTTCAATTCACCTAGAAGCTCACGATCAAGTTCACGGATGATTTCGTCAGATACAGCAGCAACTAATTCTTGCTCGATGTCAATGCCATGCATTGCTTTAGCATCTTGATCTGATTCGATTGTCCATTTAGCTTGTAGCTTACGGGTTTTTGCTTCGATTGTTTTCTTGACGATTTCAAGACTGATTTCGTTACCACCGTCAGATTCTAATACGGTTGTAATTTGAGCTTCGGTACGAGCATCTGAAGCTGTGTAAGCTTCGCCAGCAGCGATTAGTGAGTACTTGTCAAAGACAGTTACGCCACTTGCTTCTTGATCAGCAGTCGGGCCACCACCAGCAATGGACTTAGCATACTTGACGCGCAAGGATGTGATTTGTCCAACAGGTTGTGTCATTGGTTGTACACCAACAAGCTCCATAGCGATAGTCGCTGGAGTTACACGTCTGATCAACGGCATTACCAATTTCTCTAAACGAGCAACGTTACCTGTAGCAGTTACACCAGCAGCGGCGGTTTCAACCAAGTGAGTTTTTTCGTTTTCTAAAAGAGCAGAAGTGATCTTGCGCTGTCTGGTATCTAAACCTTCTAGCAATACTTCTTTCTGCTCATTCCAATTTTCTGTGTTCATTTTTACATATCTCCTAAGTAGTTAATCTCTATAATTTTATTTATTAAAAAATAAATATTTTCTTTATTTTTAACCTATTAAAGTACGAAGTCTGTCTAGATCAACATCGCTTTTGGTTTCTTTCTTGATTTCTGACTCACTAAGGTCATCCTTATCATCAGATTTGGTAGACTCTTCAAGTACTGAATCAATAGTTTCATTGAAACGTGCTTCTAATTTTTCACTAGAAACATTTTCTAAAACAGTTTTCATAACTTCGCGTTTGCTACCAGAAAGATTTGACAAAAGACCTTCCATAATTTCAATACGTTCCATTGTTGCGATTGTTTCTTTGCTTTCTTTTAGACTGGTACTAACTGCTTCCAATTCATCTTTAATAGCTTTAACATCTTCGGTGATGCCTAGTTTTTCAAATGTTTCTTTGAAAGATTCATACAACTTCATACCAAAGTTGTTATTCTTAGCTTCGAGTAAATCCTGTTTAAGTTCTGTCATCTCAACAACAACTTGATCAGAAATGGTTTTTTCAAAACTTTCAGATAACTTCTGAGCATAAGTTTCTTTGAATTCGTTTAATTTTTCAGCATACTTAGGTTCGATATCTTTGTAATAAGCAATATCTTCTTTAAGCTCTGCGATTTCTACTTCAACCGCTTCGTTTACTAAATCAAACATCTTTTTAGTAAGTTCTTCTTTCTCAGCTAGAAGTTTCTTGGCGTATTCAACTTCAAGACTATTCTTAGCTTCGTTAATAGCTTCTTCTTTAAAAGACTCAATTGCTTCTTGAAGCGCAGTCTTAGTCTCATCGTTCAAAAGTTCAGACTCTAGTAATTGTTTAAAACTCATCGTTATTCTCCTAAAATATGGTTTCTTATAGTTATTATTTATGTTATTCGTTATTTTTATTGAGGTTTTTGGGTTAGAAAGCGTTGTGAAAGCGTTTATAACGATCAGGATTTAATCGTTTCTTAGCAATGGACATCATCTTTGTATAAATTTCACGTCTATCACTTATTAATCCGGTAGGCATATGACCTAGTTTTTCATGCTCATCCATAATATCTTCTAAATCCTTCAACAAACCTTTGATAAGTTTGTCCGACCCAAGAAGCTTCAATCCAGATTGAATTGCTCCACCATGATCGTTTTGATCAGTCATTCGAGCAATACTTCGAATCATTTTTTCTGTGATTGTTGGATTAATGTCTGCTAGTTTCATTTGAAACCGTCTTTGATAAACTTCATGATCTCTTTCTGAAAGTATTTCTGTGCGCTTTTATCTTCGAGGATGGATTGCGAAAGGTCATCAATCACATATCCACGCTTATACATCTCTAATGCTTCCATTACAGACTGTGGGTATGCTTCGATAGCTGAAGGGTTTGCTACAATGTCTACTGTGATAAAATCGAAACCTTCTACGATTCCAGTGTCTTCGTTTACTTGACCGGCACCACGACTAGATACACCAAGATTCACACCAGCATCGATAAGACCGCGAACTATTTGTCCCTTTGGTGTACTCTCTAGAATTAAAGATTTGCCGATAGCATTGTTTCCATCCATTCGCATTTCTAAAATTTTATGAGAAACGTCTGCTAGATTTACTACCAAATTTGATGGATGATCAAGTTGTCCAAGAATGTGTCTTCCTTGACTAGCAGCTTCGTTTACTTTTTGAACTGCTTTTTCAATCTCAGATCGTTGATATGTGCGTCCATTGCGGTTCTTTCTTTCGCTTTCCATATAGATTCCTTGAAGATAAAGCTTCTTGGAAGTTTCTGTTCCTTCGGAAAGTGCTTCGATTTCACCAAAGCGGGATTCTGTTAATATCATAATAAATTTCCTATATTATTATGTATTTATAAATTTATTATGTTTGGATATGTTTTCTAATGCTGTGATTATTTGTAGATTGGTTGGTACGTGTAATCCGCATACCAGCTCACCTTTGAGTGGAATGATATGATCTACGTGGTGAATGGTTTGGGTTAGCTCTGATCTTAGTCTGCTGAGTTCATATATCTCATCAATCAACCATACATCTAGTTCGGACAACCACTGTGGGACAGCAGCTAATTTTCTTGATCTATACTCAGCATTCAAAGCATTGAATTTAGCTCTGTTGTTCTTTTTGTATACAGACCGGAGTTCTTTAACTTTATTGAGATTTTTGTAATAGTAGTCATGACTTTTTGTTTTACAAAACTCTTCATTATCTTTGTAATAGCTTGAGTTATATTCTGATATTTTATCTCTATTAGATGTGTTATATACTTTTTTATACTCTCTAGCTTCTTTCTTATGAGATTCTCTGTATTCTTTCTTACACACAAAACAACTACCACATTTACTGCGGCGTTCACTCAGATGACCTTTTTTACAAAACTTTCCTGTAAAGTACCTATCAAGTCCTTTTGATAGTGCTTCTTTTCTTAATATGATTTCCATAATATTATTTATGGAATCTGATTATTCTTCTTCAGTATCGCTTTTAGATTCTTCTTCATTCGATGGTTCTTCTGTACCAGTAATGTCGTTAACAGATGCTGATACTACTGAAACAACGTGTTTGTGGATTGCTGCTTTAACCGCATCATCATCACCAGTTACCATTAAATCAACGATGTTTTGTTGTGCTTCGTCTGGTTTTGCTTCGTCTGGTGCAGGTTCTTCTTTTTTATCAGGATCAGTCTGATCACCTTTGTCTTCGTTGTCGATCTTATTAAGATCATCAAGCAAATTACCTTCTTCTTCTTCTTTGTCTTCTAGTAAATCTTTATTCATTATGTTCTCCTTTTGAACGTCTTGATTATTTATACGGGTTCTGTTGGTGGTTCCTCTACTGCTGGTTCTTCTACTGGAACCTCACCTTCTGGTGGTTCTGAGTGAAATTCACTATCAATCTTTTCTTGAGAATCCAACCAAGTTCTTGCAACGTCTGAATCACCATAAAGTAAATTCATTCTAACTTCTTCTGGTAATGATTTGATCTTAGTTGTTGGAATACCAAATTCTAATAGTTTAGCTTCTTCGTTCTCAACGATTTCATCTTCTTCCATTTGTAGGAAACGTTTCATTGATTCACGTTTAGATAGAACCGAAGTACCTTCAGCAGTTTGATAAGCATTCAATAGGATATTGTCCAACTCATTCTGTTTATAAATGGCGAATGATTGAGGTGAAGCAATACTGAATTCCATTTCTTCTGGAAGTTCTGTACCAAATTTCTTGGCAAATATTCTGAAGTTAGTGAAGATTTGTTTTGAAATTCTCTTCTGTAGACGTTTAACGTAACCAGCATACCGTAGTTCTGAAATATACGCTGTACCCAAACGACCATCGTTGTGTTGTCCTTCACTACCTTGATCACCATATGAGTCAAGATAGCTTGGTGGTATACGCAATCCCAAGGCAAGCTTCTTATTAAAGAATTGTAAATCTTCGATTCTACCCAAGTTATCACCACCCGGAAGTGTTTCAACTCTGGAACCTCTACCTTCACCACTCTGAGCAAGGAAGAAATCTTCTTGCATACTGGCAGGATTATAGTTACTTGATACTGAACCCGTTTCAGTATCAACGATCTGTCTCTGTCTCATCTTGTTCTTGATGCGTTCTAAATATGTTTCGCCTTTATGAGCTGGCATCTTACCGATGTCTATGTAGAATACTCTACGTTCTGGTGCTCTTACTATACGATAGATAACGATAGCGTCTTCAAGAAGAACCATCTGTCTCCACACTCTATAAGCATCTTCTAATACAGATTTACCGTATGGGCCTTCACCAATCTTCATGATGAATAATTTCTTGGCAGGAAGTTTCTCTAATTCTTTCTGGGAGTTAGTAGCACGTTTGATTTTAGACTTGTTAACATCTTCGCCTTGCTCATCTTTATAATCACCGTGTCGGTCATAAAGATAGAACTCAACCTTGTCTTCATTCTTCTCATCAAGAACATAACCTTTGATACGATCTACTTTTAATTTGATAAGAGAACCATCGTTCTTCACTTCAAATATAACTATACCGTACTTCAACATCTCTCTAACATAGTCAAAGAAACGATAGTCGAATTGAGTCTTACCTTCCCACGCTTCTAAGGTTTTCTCGGAGGTTTTAAGTTGTGATTTGTTGGTTCCATCTGGGTATGATAAAACGAATACATCATCATCATCAGCATTCTCAGATGAAATATCTTCTCCAATGATGTCTAGTGCTCGTGAAATATCGATTGTTAAATCCATATTACGATACTTCTCAACTTTCTTCTGGAACTTAATGTCGATATCTATTAGATTGTTATACCAATTGGCATTCACACCTTTATAAGAAGTCACATTACCAGCAGACGAACCAGAAGTTCGTGTCTTAATATTAACGGTTTTCCATGTTTTGCTTACATAACTCATATGGTTATTTATTCCTCGTTACTAACGGATTTTAAAAGTCATTCCTTTGACTTCGCTATCATCTACTTGACGTAGCATTTTTCCATCCATTATGTAGATTCTTTCTAACTTAATTGGAGTACCCTTGACCATACGAATCTCTCTTTCGAAGTTCCCTCTGACATCAATAGTATTTAAAGCAATAGTTGCTTCCCAATCTATATGTCTTTCATCAATCTCAGATTGGATTATATAATCATCACCATATGGAGTATCACGATACGATCTTGCTGCGCCCATGTCATAAGTCCAGCTTTGACCCAGTGTTCTTTTTTTTAATAACGAGGAAGTTAATGGTTCAACTGAATTGACCCCACGGTATATCTTGATCTTCCCAGAACGAATATGTTTCATTATCTTCTCTTTGACACGATCAAAACGTTCGATATCTATGTCTTTTGTATCAAGATCAGATTGTTTGTTTGTGTTTTTCTTGAACCTTTCAATATCTCTATACGAAACTCGGCTCAAACTTCTTTCAAATAGTTGTTTTACTTTCATTTTATATATACCTTGAACCCTGTGGTACTCTGTATCTTCCTGAATCCTTTGGTTTCCAATTCTGGAATCCGCTGGAATCCTTTAGAAGTCTGCACACCAAAGTACACAAAATCTTCTAAGGTCGAATCATCAATCTCTTTTGGATCAATCTTTCCACCAAACTCTTTGTTAAAAAATGATGTGACTGTTTGATCGCCCCGTTTCAATGCTTTCTTTATGCTTACTGTAATGTCTTTATTTCGTGTGATGTGAATCTGGTGTTTAACTTTATGAGATATATCTGCGATTATTTGATCTTCAACGTGTTCTGGGACAACATTCAAAACATATGATGTGAATCCTATGTCAAATTTCTTCTTTGGTAGTTTGTTTGATACTCCAACCCATCCATCCACATTAGTTCCATTGAATGGATCGTATGCATATACCTTGACACCGTTCTCTCTAAGGAAGTTAGCATTACGTCCATATTTACCAGCACCATAATCGAGAACAGACT